TCTTTACTTGAGTGGCTTGTGCATCTTCATCGGCCTGCACTTCTTCCGTCAAAGGCTCTTCCGCCTGAACGTCCACGTTCTCGGTGTTCATCACTTCCGACTGTTCCATGTCTATATCTGCGGCCGCTTCTCGGTGCCGCCTAATAAGCATACCCATTGATACCCCTCCTTGTTATACGGCTTTGAACGTCATTTTTAAGACTTTAGCCGGATTCGTCAATCCTACTGCGTAATGTTCTGCCGCCGAAATGACCGTTGTTTTTGCCAAAATATCACGGTCCGTTTCAACGTCTGCGGCCTTCTTGACATAAATGGTTACGGCCGGCATTACGGGTTGTCCGTCTGTTTCTGCCGCACTCATCTGTACCATGAAATTGGTGAAGTTGCCGCCGGCTTTCGGCACACGACGAGATACAACGACTTCGCAACCACAAATAGATCCGATTGCTCCGGTCATCATCAAATCACCGCCGTATTTAGTCTTGTCAATAAAAGCCGGGTCCTTACGGATTTTCGACAACTGTTCGGGATGAATGAACAGCACCTTGGATACGTCGCTTTCTTCTGCGAATTTATCTACCCCGTTTACAATCCCGTCATACGAGATTTCGTTTGTATCCGTAACCGTAAGCGTTGTCGTTCCCAACGCCGTTACAATATCTTCATCGACCTTGCTTGCGATAGACATCAACAGCTGACGCTGTGTTTCTCCGACCGGGTCGCCGTATCCGGATAAAGCCGCTTCATCTGTAATTTCTGCCGCTTTACCGACTTTCTTTACGGATACTTTTGCCGTGCTTGCTTCAAGTTTAGATACATCGATTGCAGCACCTTCGGCCACGTCCTGGGCATCGCCAATGTACTTGAACGCCGGAATCGTAATAGTGCTACCGGGACGACCTTCAAGAGTGTTGTCGATTTTACAAATTTGCGTAAATTTGATTGCTTTCGGCAAGCCGGCCGCAATCATATCCCCCATAACCTCGGGATTGACAAGGTTTGCTAATTTTGTTGCGTTTGCACTTGTAGGCATGTTGTCATTCTCCTCCGTTCGTTAACTGGTCGTACAGTTCTTTATCCTCGTTATATAACTTGACTCGTTCACCATACGACATTTTGTTGAATTGTTCTTTCGTTACGCCTCCGTTCGGCTTATTACCGCCAGGGCTTCCAGGCGTTGCCCCTTTGACGTTCGGCTTATCGTCGCCGAAAAGATACCCGGCCTCCGTTACGAGTTTCTCAATCTGCTTGTCGAGGCCCTTGATTTTCCCGTCTTCAACCTCGGCATTGTTAAGGTCGAGCAAAGCACGCACGGCCTTTACGCTCTTAGCCTTTGCGGTCAATAAAGCACGGTCGACAATCCCGTCGATTTCCATGTTTTTAACCTTCTGTGCATACTCCTTTTCACGGGCTTCGCTTTGCTTTTTGAGTTCCTCAATTTGCTTGCTCAAATCCTCGTTACCTTTGGCTTTTTCCTTCAAGCCGTCCAGTTCCGTTTTGATTTGTGCAAGTTCTGTTTTGGCTGCCTTCTTCTCTTCGTTCGTTGTGTTGAATTGTGCTTTTGATACGTAGTTTTTTCCGTAATCCTCCACAATCTTATCCGCAACTTCGTCCGTTACGCCTAACGCCTTCAATTCTTCTTTTGTCATTCCTTATGACTCCTTCCTGTTACGCTTTATTTTCGAGTGCTACACCACTCGTTACGGTCTTGTTCTTTTTCGCCTGCAATACTAAAAAGGCATGAAAAAAGCACCCACGATTGTGAGTGCTGAAATAAATATTGAATTAAAACTCATTTACCTCTTGTGTGCCAAAAAAGCACCTACATAAATAGGTGCTTTAGGCTTTGTGAATCTCATTAATATACTTTTCGAACGCTTCGCTTCGTTCTTCCCATTCCCGGTACTCTTTCGTATTGCCGTAGGGGCAAGGCATTTCTCCAGGCCACGGCTCTACTTTTACTTGTTTTTTATTTCCTTGGTTTTGTTCTTTCATATTATACGAGTGCTTTTAATACCAAGCGACCATATCTTCTTTTTCAAAAGTTCCGATTCTATCATACTTGAGAATGCGTTTAAATGCATGCCCTCGATAAGCAGAATTCCCGTGCCCATCTTTTTTCTCTAGCATAGGCTCTTTTGTTATTCTATCGAATCGAATTATACCTTCTTCATAGCGACCTTCGGGAGTGTATTGGTATCTAGCATATTGGTCCGTTAACTCTAGTAGCTTTAATGTTACCATTCTTTAGGTCACCATCCTTTCGTAATTGTACTTCTTATTAGCTAATTTATGCGCAGTATTATAGTCATGCCCATACCGATTCATGAGTTCATATTCTAATCTTTCATGATGCAACATAATAATATCTTCCGGTCTTATGTCCTTGCCCTCTAATAATCTTTGTAAAGATTGGGTAATATCATAACTTGGGTCAAACCGCGTATACCCTTTGTTTAAAGTATAATAGTTAAACAATAAATGGTCAATAACCTTAGACACTGACTTCACACCCATCCCCGAATGCTTCGATATGGTAGTAATCATATTTTTTTGTTCCCTGTTGCGCAAAGCCTCATAATATTTTTCGGCATGCTTATCACGCCTGATTTGCCAGGGGTCATTATCATCATTTAGAGCCCCTGAGACCCCTCCATAGTTTTTGTATAAATGGCCTTCTTTATCGGCTTTACCAACTTGCCCCGAATATTTTTTAACGTCTTTGACTGCTTGACGTACACATCTTCCCAATCACCATAATCTAGTTCACCCTCAACGAATACCGTTTTACCCGTCTTCGGATCCCTTGCGGCCCTGGTTCCGCTTCCGGCAATATCGGCAAGGTCATCACCTAAATACGGAACCGTCGTGCTTCGGCAATAGCAGTGAAACGGCGGTATCGTAATGCCGGGTTTTGCATCCTTACGTTGTACGATCTTACCGTCCATACGACGGCAGATAGGGCTTGTCTTGCTATCGAGTGTGGCCAATATCTCCACAGCGTCAACGTCAAGTTCGGCCATGCAGTCCATAAACGCTTGCGAATGTACCCGTGCAAGCTCCGTTTCGACCAGTCTATTGGCGTTGCTATACGACGTGTTCATATTTTTTACAATGGCCTTCGATATATCGGCCGTGCCTTGGCCTATTATCATCGCCTGTGTAAATTCGTTTTGCATTGTCTTAGCCAACTTCTTGCGGTTGTCCCATATGCGTTCGGAGAAGTCTTTGCCGTCAGGTGCCCACGGCGAATGAATAATGTGCTGTACAGTGTTCGGATCTACTTGTCCATATTTGCCATACTCGCCTTTCATTGTCTGCGTTAAATGTGCAGTACGATAATTCGTACTTTCATATACCTTATTCAGTAGATCCGATATATCCGTGTCTTGAGTCTTTGCCCACCGTTCAAGCTCGTGAGCTGTGTTGATATATAACTCCTGCTCACGGTCGAGCCGCTTACGAATAGACGCCTGCTTTAACATTTGCTTATACTCATCCGATAGCCCCTCTTGCTCGGCCTGTCGGCGATATTCTTCAAGCGTCATCTTGAAGGCCTTTAACTCCCTCGCATTTAACTCTTTGCGAGCATCGGCAAGGCTTATACCGTTTTCATCGGCATACCGCTGATACCAGTCATTCACGTTCTTCTCCATGCGCCTGATAATTATATTGGCCTGTTTCCGCAAGTTTCGGCTTGTCATCTTACCAAGCCCAAAGGCTCGTTCGGATTCGTCTTCGTACCGTTTCGCCCAGTAATTACTCGGCATGGCCGTCACCTATATAATCGGGTTCGTTTGTCGCCTTTTCGGCCTCTAACTGCTTCATTTCCTCGGCCACATCTTTTACCCACGGGTGATTAGTAAGAATGGTTTCATTGCTGATAACGCCAACGCTGTTACGACAGTTGTTAATCGTATCGCCCTCGTTCATCGGAAGGTCACGATTAAACGTAAAATCGACATCCTCAACAGCCTTTTTGCCGCTTAAGCTCCTATAGGTATTGACAAACCATAACATCCGGTCGAGTCCTTCACGAATGCCCATTTCCATTTCGTTTGCGTCAAGGTCAATATCCGAATACATCGACGTTATGTTCATCTGATTCGGGTTGTTACTCATGCGATCATCTCGACTGTCGAACCCTCGGCC